AGCCCCCAGCCAGTCCTCGTCGCTGTCGCTCTCCCAACCACCGAATTATTGACCGTCAACTGGCGGCGACGCACCGGAACCATCAGCGCATCCACCCGACGTACCGGTACCATCGACAGCGACGAAACGATAGGAACCATGAAACATTCCGAACGGGTCGTGACCATCGACTAGAGGATCATCCATGAATGTCACACGCATCCAACAGAACACGTCGGCGCTGATCACTTGGACCGCCTACGAAGACGGAACCCAAACCGACATCGGTACAATCACGATCGGTATCGACGACCAGGACGGGACCGAAATCGTCGCCGCTGGCACGTCCGTCACCGACAACGCTGACGGCACCTACGAATACGCATTAGACGATTCGAAGACTGGCACGTTGGGACGATGGACCGTCACCTGGACCGAATCCGGCGGAGAAGACTGGGTGACCTATGTGGAAATCGTCGGGTCGGTCATGGTGGGGGAAGCCGATATTCGAACCTTCGACAATTCGGCGATGACTTCAGCGTCGGCGTATTCGGATGCTGCCATCGCACGAGCTCGAGACAACGCATTAGACCGGTTGGAACACTGGACGGGTCGTTCGTGGATTCCCCGTTTCGCACAAGTCAAAATGCCGGGCACCGGCAACCACAGCCTCTACCTCAATGACGGCATCCGCCAGTATGGAGGATCAGGTTGGAAAACTGACATCCTCAGCATTGTTTCAGGGTCGATCAACGGTACGGCCATCACCGCATCGAACGTAGTCGCCAACCGGCTCACCTCCGAACTGATCCGCACCGACGGCCTCTGGTCCACAGCACCCGTCACCAACCCCCACAACGTGACCATCAACTACACCTACGGAATCGAACATCCCTTCGACGGGGTGGAACGGATCGTAATGATGCTCATCCGGGAAGAACTCGTCGCCTCCAACATCTCCTCGAGGACAACATCAATCACGAATGATTTGGGGTGGACGGAACGCTACGAGACGCCGGGCCGGTTGGGTGCAGTGACAACCATGCCGGAAGTAAACGAATGGGTGCGTGCCCACTCCAACCATCTGTTCATCGGATAGGAGCATGGCTACTTCACAGATCCAAACTGTACGGGCTGCACTCCAATCGGACATCGCCGCACAGTTGTCGGGTGTCAACGTGTTCGCTTATCCGCCCGGCGATGAAGCCCTAGAAGGCGTGACCGCCTACGAATATGTGGCGTTGGGAGCAGCAGACTTCGACCAAACCCACCTGACGTTCGGGGGAAGCCGAGAAGAAACCTTCGACCTGGACGGGTTCATTTGGGTACGTAAAGCCGGTGCAGGTGACACAATCGCCGCCGCCGCCGAAACCAGAGCACAACAACTCCTCGCCGGAGTCGAAGCAGCACTCAGAGCCGACTCGACCATTTCGAGTTCAGCATTCCACGGGCAGCTCACAACCGGTACGTCAACACCTGCAGCAGATTCGGAAGGACGAGTCCATGGCATCGAATTCACGATCAGCATCGAAACCCACATCTAAGAAGAAAACGTGGCGGGCTGTAGTTGGTGCCACCCTGCCTGACGGTTCTCGGGTAGAGGCAGGGGAACTATGGCCCGTCACACCTCCGAAATGGATCATTGACCAAGGGAAGGCGGTGAAAGACTGATGGCGTTCGTTCATGGCAAAACTACAGCCGTCTTCTTCGACGAATACAATCTATCAGCCTATTTGAATGCGGCCTCCGTCACGAAACAAGCCCAGGCGGTCCGGACCACCGTCTTCGGATTGGATGACCACACGTATGCCGCCGGCCTCGAGGAAGGGTCGGTGTCGTTCGGTGGGCTGTACGACGGGTCGGCGTCGGCGGTGGATGAAGTCTTGAACACGGCATTGAATGGGACGTCGGTTGTGTCGGTGTCGTGGCCTGGAGCGGACACGATTGGTCAGGCAGCAGCGATGCTGCAAGCCAAGGAGGCGTCCTATCAGATTCGGGTTGTCAACAATGACATGGTGCGGATCACTGGCAATGCCACCGCTGATACGGGTGCACGATTTGGGATCGTGCTGAAAGACCACGCTGCTGAAACATCACCCGGGAACTTCTCATCGGTAGATAACTCGGCTTCGACAGCGAACGGGGCGGTAGGTCAACTACATGTGACAGCGTTCACAGGTACCAACGCAACCATCAAGATCACCGATTCGACTGATGATGCAGTGTTCTCGGATCTCATCACGTTCACAACCGTCACAGATGTCACATCAGAACGGGGCACAGTGGCGGGAACAGTGAACCGTTACGCCCGGGTCGAACTGACCGGCACGTTCACGACTATCACGTTCATAGTGTCCTTCGTACGGAACCTACAGTAAGGAGCAACCATGGCGTTCGTACATGGCAAAGGAGCCACATTCAGTGTGGACGGGCAGAACATCACTGCCTACACGGATCAGTCAACGCTGGATCGGATGGCGGAAATCGCCGAGGTGACAGCATTCGGCGATGATGACAAGGCGTACATTTCCGGTACGTTGGGGGCGACGATGCAGGCGTCCGGTTCGTGGGATGCCACCGCCGACGGCTACCTGTGGGGATGTTTTGATGGTGGAGTTGTCGCCATCTCGTTCTCCCCGGATGGTGGGACTACCACCTTCTCCGGTAACGCACTAGCCACCAACTACAGCATCGCCGCTTCTGTCGGTGACAAGGTGCCCTGGTCGGTGTCGCTCACCTTCTCGGGAGCAGTCAGCCGAGCCTGATGGACACACAGCTTCGTATCAAAGGACTGGATGAGTTGCGGCGTGAACTACGCCGTGTCTCCCCACAAATGGCGAAGCAACTCCAGATAGGTCACAAATCGATTTCTGCTGATGTAGCGAACCAATCGAAAGCGAACATTGGCCAATCTGGTGCACGAGCCGGCAAGGCTATAGGTCAACGAGGCATCACTCCTCGTGCTGGTCAGAAGTATGCCCGCATAGCCTTGCTGGGATCGAACCCGACGATACGAGCCGTCGAGTTCGGTACTCGCCGCCACTGGTTGTTTGGTCGGGTGATCTCAGCGGATTCGATGCGGCGCCGTGTGTTCCCTGCTTATCGTGGTTTCCAAGGCGAGTTCGACCCCTCAAAAGGGACGTTTGTCATGCCGACTATTTCACGAATGTTGCCAGAGATCCAAGGGACCTATGAGGATCGGTTGTTGGATGCGTTCGCTGGTGCTTTCCCGGAGCGACTATGACTGACCCGTATGTGAAGATCCCGGTAGAAGACGTCGAGATCAGGGAGCACACCGAACTGGACGCCTGGTATCTGGCGACCCTACCCGTCTGCCTCCAGCATTACCCCGGCCTCACGGTCGGGGATTTCTGGTCGTTGACAGTCGCTGAACATGGGGTGCTGGTGGAATGGTTGAAGGCGCAGGGATTGTGGAAGGAGCCCGACAGTGGCGACGGGTCGTAAACGAACCATCGTTTTTGATTTCATCGTTGATGACGCCGACGCAAAACGGAAACTCGGCAACATTGAACGGTCCACAGATGGGATGGGCCGCAAATTCCAATCCGCAGCCAACCTCATTAGAACGGCTATGGCGATAACGGCTGGGGGTGCTGTGGTTGAGTTTGGTAGACGCATGGACGAACTCAACGTACAAGCCGAAACGAACCGACGCCGCTTCGAGACGGTATTCGGAGACATGGCCGGAATCGTTGCACAGTGGGTAGATGATCAGAATGAGAATTTCGGTATAGCAGAGGAAACCCTGATGGGCCTGGCGTCAGGAGTAGGTGACCTGTTGGTGCCGATGGGCTTCGCCAGGGATGAAGCCGCCAACATGACCACCGACATTCTTGAAGTGGCTAACGCTCTTTCCGAATGGGCTGGCATTGATGTGGAGGATGCGGTACGTCGCATCACCTCGGCCATGCTCGGCGAACGAGAAGGACTGAAAGAACTCGGCGTCAAGATCAGCCAGGAAGAACTCAACGCTCTTCTGGCTGCTGATGGTTTAGGCCAACTCGAAGGAAGTGCCCGGACAGCCGCCGAAGCACAAGGCACCTTTGAGATCATCGTGGACCGTTCAAAAGATGCACTTGATGCATACAACGAACGAGCAGGGACTTCTATCGCCCGTAACAAGGAGATCGCTGCGTCCACCGCTGATGCAGAAGTAGCTCTCGCTCAAGGATTACAACCTGTACTTGATGCTGTGAAACGGGAACTCGGCGAAGCCGCCGAAAATGCCGCATGGCTGTCGGAAATCTTTGAGGATATCAGCGGTCCGGCTGGTGATGCTGCCGACGAAACCGCCGACCTCGGTATCCAATCCAAGAGTCTTGTTCAGATAATGACGCAGGGCGGGCTAGTCACTTTGAATGACATGGTGACGACGCTTCGGCTCTGGACCGAGGATGGTGGGAAGGCTTCATCGAAAACCGGTGAACTCGTAGACAAAACTCGAGAGTTGACTGATGCGCTCATTACTGGTGGTGGTTCCCGAAAACGGATGGTGGATGATTTCGGGGAGATTCGAGATTCAATCCAAGAAACTACTGATGCACTCCGGGATCACAACGATGAGGTCAAACAATCCATTGATCCTGTGTTCAATCTGACACGGAAGATGGACGCTTACAACGAGAAGTTCGAAGCGGTCAATCGCCTAGCACGAGATGGCGAAACCGACTCGAGAGAATATCGGGATGCTGTCCTCGATCTTCTCGCTGCACAATCCGATCTGAATATCGCCATGTCCACATATGCTGAGGAGGGCGGGCAGGATTCCATTGATGCCCTCCTCGAACTGGCCCGCCAGGCAGGCATTGCAGAAGAAGACATCTACGACCTGATCGCAGCGATGGAAAGCCTCAACAGCGTCTCCCCGACTCAAGGCACAATCAGGACTGGCCCTGCAGGAGAATACGCTTTTCAGCATGGCGGCATAGTGCCCGGACCTCGAGGCGCACCCGTCCGGGCCATCGTCCACGGCGGCGAAACCGTTCTACCAACCCACAAAGCCGGATTCCAACTCGCCGCCACACCCAACGTTGTCGTCCATGTCGCCGGGTCGGTCATCGCCGAGAAAGACCTAGCCGAAACACTACGCCGGGAACTTGCCCGCATTGAGAGACGCATGTGAGCGAATCATTCGACTCCAACGTCACTTTGACCATCGAACTCGGCTTCGGATCAGGACCACTCGCCTCAAGCCCATCATGGACCGACATATCAGCCTACGGCCGGCAAATAGAAATCCGCCGGGGCCGATCCTCCATCGACCAAACATTCCCCGCCGGCACTGCCACCGTCGTCCTCGACAACCGTGACGGCCGCTTCGATCCCAACAACTCGAGCTCCCCCTACTCACCCAACGTCGAAATCGGTGTCCCTGTTCGCATCACCGCCACCTATTCGGCGACACCCTACGTCCAGTTCTACGGACACGTCGGATCGTGGCCACTGTCCTACCCGGAAGCCGGCAAAGACGCTGTCGTAGCGTTGGAATGCATCGAGAACCTTGGGTTGCTCAGCCAATACGACCTCGTAGACGACACCTACTCGGCGGAAATCACCGGAACCCGTGTCGGCAACGTGTTAGACGACGCCGGATGGCCTGCCGGGGCCCGGTCCATTGATACGGGTATCGCTTCGGTAGCGGCATGGTCATGGGACGATTCGGGTAGTTCCGGTACGGAACTGTTCGAAACGATCTCAGAGTCGGCGTTACAGCATCTGCAGCGGGTGGAGCAAGCCGAACAGGGCTCACTGTTTGTAGCCAGGACTGGTGATTTGACGTTCTATGAACGCACCCAGTTCTCAGGTACGCCAGCATCAACGGGAACCTACGGACCGGGCAACTTGGAATATGCTGATGTGATGCTCGCCTACGACGACGATCTGTTGTTCAACCGGGCAGCCATCACCACCGGTGACACCACGATGCTCGCCGAAGACGCCACCTCAATCACCGATCATGGGCCACGCACCTATTGGGCTACCAACGAACTCCTCACGGCGAACGAGGCGTTGAATGTGGCCGAGTGGGTGGTGCTCCGTCACAAGGACATGCATGTGCGGGTGACGGGGATGGTCGTACGTCCACAGTTCGATCCGTCGAATCTGTGGCCGGAGATCCTGGCAATGGATTTGCGGGATGCGATCACCGTCAACGTTGACCCGCCTGGTGCCGGGACGGACCTGTCACAGTTGGTGACTGTGGAAGGCATCTCGCATTCGATCGGGTTGAAGACGTGGACGACGGTGTTGACTTGTCATCCTCTGTCGGATGCCGAAACGGACGACTACTGGATTCTTGGTACCAGTGAGTTAGGGACGGAGACGATATTGGCATGATCCATCAAGCAGACAGTAGACAACTCGGCAAGGTGCTCGAGGTGATCGCCGACCGGGGGTTACATGGTGGCAATGTGGGGACGGTGGTGGCGTATGTGAATCATGGTCGGTGGGTGGCTGATTGTCCGTGTGGTGGCAGCGAACTGGTGGCGGTGGGTGAACGGTTTGATTGTGGGTCGTGTGGTGGTCGGGGAACAGTGGAATGGCCAGACAACATGAATCAGGTCGAAGTGGCGTTGGGTCGTCGTCGTTTCACCAAGAATCAGAATTGGCTGCCCGGCGAAACCATGGCAGATTTGGAAGCTCAGAATGTGTTGATGGGAGTTGACTGATGGCATGGACCACACCTCGAACCTGGGTTACGTCGGAGACGGTGACGGCAGCCCTCATGAACACTCACGTTCGTGACAACCTCAACGAAACATCGGCAGCGACGGTGACGACGGCCGGCGACCTGACGTATGCGGACGCTGCGAATTCGATGGGTTCGAGGTTGGCGATTGGGTCAGCGACGACCCGTCTGGTTTCGACTGGTTCTGCTCCAGTGTGGCGGAGTTCGAGTTTCGATTATGAATCGGGAAGCACCACCGAAACGGCCACCAGTTGGGAGGATCTCGCTGGTGATAACTACTGGTATGGATTTGGAGCAACCCTTCAAGTGTCGTTGACGACCGGGACAGCAGCTGTCGTGTTCATCAGCGCCCAGTTAGCCAATTCGACGGGGGGTGCCAGCACAATCATGGGTTATCGGGTCAGCGGTGCGAGTACGGTCGCTGCCGCCGATTACCGTTCCATCCGGTACGAGTCATCGAACGCGAATGATGTGGCCAGGTTCGGAGCTGCCTACCTGCACACAGGACTCACAGCCGGGACAAACACGTTCATCCCACAGGGACAGGTGACTGCTGGAACAGGAACGATGGCAGTGGCACAGATCGGAGTGCTGGCACTCTAAGAGTATCCCTTTCGCCCACCCTGCCACCCGTTTGACTCGGAGGGGGGTTCCGTGGGGCACTGGTTGTTTGGATTACCAGAATCACACGGCTCGATTATCCCTCCTCCCGTACCGGTGGCCGCCTCTCCGGCGACGGCCACCAAGCCGATAAGGATCAGCATTACGAATGCTGATCGGATGAACCATTGCAAGACGATCTCCCTTCTCTCAACCCACAGTATAGCACAAACGTTCTAGCCAGGATAGTAGAATCAGGAGTGGGAATGCCAAACTGGAATCGTGCCGACGACCAGACAGAACCAATGTCACCGGCCCACCAGGAAATCTATGAGGCTATCGAAGCGTGCCGCCAGGAGATCCGCCAAGACTTGGCCGGGTGGCGGGAACAACACCTCAACGAACGGCACCATCCCGAACTGCGGCGTATCGCCTCCAAGATCGGGATGACCCCCACCGAACTCGTCACATCGTTCCTGAAAACTGCCGACACGGTGCCCCGCATCGTTGACTTCATCGAAGGACCATGCGTCGAACTCGTCGACGGGACGGTAGAACGGGACCGGGACAAGGGTGCCATCCGTTGGATGGAACGCATCGACGAGAAACTGGACAACGGCATCAAACACAAGGTCAGTCTGACGCCGGCACAATGGACATTCGCCGGTACCGCTATCACCGCTCTCGCCACCATCGCCGTAGCCATGATCGGAAACCTATGATCGTTCCCGACGCCGAAAT